CGACAGCACGGTGCTGGCCATCCGCCAGGGGCGCGACATCGTTGCCATCAAGCGGCACAAGGGCGACGACACCATGACCGTCGTCGGCCACGTCATCGAGGCCATTGAGACGTACAAGCCGGCGCTGGTGGTCATCGACGAGGGCGGCCTGGGCGCTGGCATCGTGGACCGGCTCAAGGAGCAGCGGTACAAGGTCAAGGGGGTCAACTTCGGCAACAAGTCGAAGAACCCGGTGATGTGGGGCAACAAGCGCGCCGAGATGTGGGGCGAGATGCGGGAGTGGCTTAAGACGGGTTCGATCCCCCTCGACCGCTTCCTCAAGAACGACCTGACCGGGCCGATGATGAAGCCCGACAGCAAGGGTACGATCTATTTGGAGAGCAAGAAGGACATGAAGGCCCGCGGGCTGGCCAGCCCCGACGCGGCCGACGCTATCGCCGTCACCTTCGCCTTCCCGGTGGCCCATCGGGAATATGTGGACAGGGCTCCGCGGCGCAATTATGCTGCGGGCGGCATACAGACGTCTTGGATGGGATCTTAAGACATGTCGAGCAACACCAAGCCGATTGGCGTCGCCTACGAAGACCAAAACATTGTCGGCGCTGACATCGTCAACGCAACAACCGTCAGCGGCACTGACATCAGCGGCACTGACATCAACGGCGTGGACATTTACGCCTCCGACGAGCTGGGCTACGCGGCAGCCGCGCAGAGCACCGTCACGCAGTTGACCGACAAGTCCACGGGCGTGACGATTAACGCCTCAGCGGGCCAAATTACGATGAACAATGCTACCCTCAACGCTACTACCAATGTTGCGTTTACTATGACCAACAGCAAAATATCCGCCAAAGATTTAGTGATTGTCAACGTGGCTGGCGGCGTGGCGTCAAATGTAACCTACAACTGCTGGGTTTCAGGCCACACGGCTGGTTCTTGCGCGTTTGTCCTGCGTAACATCTCAGCCGGTCCGTTATCCGAAGCCGTCGTGTTGAACTTTGCCATTATCCATTGCGTGTAAGATGCCAAAAAAAAGCGTATCGCTGGCCGTAGGCCGCGGCGAGAAGCTACCGACGGATAAGGGCGCCGGCCTGACTGCAAAGGGCCGGGCCAAGTACAATCGCGAGACGGGCTCCAACCTCAAGCCTCCGGCGCCCAGCCCCAAGACCGAGGCTGACAAGGGCCGCAAAAAGTCCTTTTGCGCCCGCATGGCGGGTGTGGTAGCCAAGTCGGAGAACGCCGACCGCGCCAAGGCAAGCATGAAAAGGTGGAAGTGCTGATGGCCAAGCCAGGTCTGTACGCCAACATCCACGCGAAGAAGGCCCGCATCGCCGCCGGATCCGGCGAGAAGATGCGAAAGCCGGGCTCCAAGGGCGCGCCCACCGCGGCTGCGTTCCGCGAGTCTGCCAAGACGGCCAAGCCCGCGAAGAAGGGCAAGTGACATGCCTCTGGTGAAGTCCACCTCCAAAGAGGCGTTCCGCAAGAACGTGAAGGCTGAGATTGCCGCCGGGAAACCGGCCAAGCAGGCGGTCGCAATCGCGTACTCGACCAAGCGCGAAGCGGCCAAGAAGGGCAAGAAGTGATGAACAAGCTGGAACCCATCAAGAAGCTGAACGCGCGCGAGCCAAAGGTGGCCAACGGTGGGATGCCGAGCCGCGACAGCGGCACCTACCACAAGGACTGCCACGGCTCGATCCCGGCCAAGCTCGACGTTCGGGCCACCGCCGCCAAGGTGCTCAAGGGTAAGTAATGGCCGCGAACGACGTACAGGCTGCGGGGCGCGTTTCCGACAGCGACGAAACAGATCGCCTGTCCGTCATGCGCCGCCGTTACACGCTGGCGCTGTCGGCGTACTCGGACAGCCGTGAGGACGAGCTGGACGACCTGCGCTTCATGGCGGGCTCGCCCGATAACCAGTGGCAGTGGCCGGCTGACGTGCTGGCCACCCGCGGGTCGGTGCAGGGCCAGACGATCAACGCCCGCCCCTGCCTGACGATCAACAAGCTGCCGCAGCACGTCCGTCAGGTGACGAACGAGCAGCGCCAGAACCGCCCGACAGGCAAGGTGATCCCGGCCGACGACCGCGCCGACGTGCGCGTGGCCGAGATCTTCGACGGCATGGTCCGGCACATCGAGTACATCTCGGACGCCGACGTCGCCTACGACACCGCCTGCGATAACCAGGTCACCTATGGCGAGGGCTACATTCGCCTTCTGACCGAGTATTGCCGCGACGACAGCTTCGACCAGGACATCAAGATTGGGCGCGTCCGCAACGCCTTCTCGGTCTACATGGACCCCACCATTCAGGATCCGTGCGGTTCGGACGCCGAGTGGTGCTTCATCACCGAGGACGTCAGCAAGGCCGACTACGAGCGGATGTTCCCGGACGCCGCGCCGATCTCCAGCCTCATGACGCAGGGCGTGGGCGACCAGAGCCTGTCGCAATGGCTGTCGGAGGACATGGTTCGCATCGCCGAGTACTTCTACTACGAACACGAAGACGCGACGCTGCACCTCTACCCGGACAACATCACGGCTTTCGCCGGCACGCCGCAGGACAAGGCCCTCAAGGCTATGTTCGGCAAGCCGCTGCGGACCCGCAAGGTGGACCGCAAGAAGTGCAAGTGGATCAAGACCAACGGTTTCGAAGTGCTGGAGGAGCGCGATTGGGCGGGCAAGTGGATCCCGGTCGTGCGCGTCGTCGGCAACGAGTTTGAAGTGGACGGCCAGCTTTACGTCTCGGGCCTTGTGCGGAACGCCAAGGACGCCCAGCGCATGTACAATTATTGGGTCAGCCAGGAGGCCGAGATGCTGGCCTTGGCCCCCAAGGCGCCCTTCATTGGCTACGGTGGCCAGTTCGAAGGCTACGAGATGCAGTGGAAGACGGCCAACACGAACAACTGGCCGTACTTGGAGGTCAACCCGGACGTCACAGACGGCGCTGGCGCGGTCCTGCCGCTGCCCCAGCGCGCCCCGCCGCCGCTGGCCCAGACCGGGCTCATCCAGGCCAAGCTGGGCGCCTCTGACGACATCAAGTCTACCACGGGCCAGTACGACAGCAGCCTCGGCGCCCAGAGCAACGAGCGGTCGGGCCGGGCCATTCTAGCGCGCGAGAAGCAGGGCGACACCGGGACGTATCACTTCGTCGATAACCTCTCCCGCGCCATCCGCCACGTCACGCGCCAGCTCGTCGATATGATCCCGAAGATCTACGACACCGCCCGCGTGGCCCGCATTGTGGGCCTCGACGGCGAAGTCGGCATGGTTCGCATCAACCCGACGCAGCAGGAACCCGTAAAGGAGATCCGCGACGAGAACGGGCTGGTGATCGACAAGATCTACAACCCGTCGGTCGGCACCTACGACGTCTGCGTGACCACCGGGCCTGGCTACATGACCAAGCGCCAGGAAGCCTTGGACGCTATGTCCATGCTGCTTCAGTCCAACCCGCAGCTTTGGACCGTCGCGGGCGACCTGTTCATCAAGAACATGGACTGGCCGGGCGCGCAGGAGATGGCCGCACGCTTCGCCAAGATCATCGACCCGAAGGTCATGGAAGGCGAAGACCAGTCGCCCGAGATGCAGATGGCTAAGATGCAGATCGAGGCGCTGACGAAGGAGCTGAACCAGGTCGTTGGGATGCTCCAGCGCGTCGAGCAGTCCATCGAGGCGCAGGAAGTGCAGATTAAGGCGTATGACGCCGAGACGAAGCGCATTTCGGCCGTCCAGGCCGGCATGACGCCGGAGCAGATCCAGGATATCGTGATGGGCACCATTGCTGCGGCGATGGACACGGGTGACATTGTGGGTCGAGACACCCCGATGGAGCGCCAGATGCCCGTCATGGAGCCCGAAATGCCTGCTCTACCTCCTGAGATGGGCGGAATGCCGCCTCAAATGCCCCCCGGAGGGCCGATGTGATGAGCAACTGCGCTGAGTTCATCGGAACGCTGTTTTTAGCCCGTGATACGGCCCATTCCGTGCATCTGAACACCCGCAGCTACGCCAAGCACAAGGCCCTTCAGAAGTTCTACGAGGGCGTTATCGACCTCGCGGACACGCTGGCCGAGGCATACCAGGGCCGGCACGGGCTGATCGGGCCGATTGCGCTCATGTCGGCCAAAAAGACCAACAACATTGTCGAGTTTCTTGAGGACAACCTCAAGGACATCGAGGACATGCGCTACAAGGTCATGGACAAGAGCGACACGGCGCTTCAGAACATCGTTGACGAAATTGTCGCGCTGTATCTGAGTACGCTGTATAAGCTCAAGTTCCTTGCTTAAGGACGCCGCACCGATGGAACTGCTGAAGCCACTAGCCAAGGCTGATTTTCCCGCCCAGACCGCGTCCTTTACCGGGACCGCGGCCAACACGACGGGCTGGAACGCCGGGCCGCAGGGCGTCGTCATCTGGTCTGACCAGGCTTGCTACGTTGAGGTGGGTGAAGGCGCTGTAGCTACGACGGCCAGCACGCCGATCCCGGCTCAGACCCCCATTCCTTTTGCGGTCCCGATCACCGTCAGTGGCGTCTGGCGCGTCAGCGCCATTCGGGTGGCCACGGACGGCGTAGTGTACTGCAAGCCGATCAACAAGGCTTAAGCCATGGGGTTTGCCGGCGCGCTTCGGAACGGGCTTGCTATCGGGCTAGGTAGCATTGCCACGTTGTTTTCCGGCTATGGGCCGGACCAAGCGCAAGGCAACCTTGAAACCGAGAACGGGGAGAACCTCGTTCAAGAAAATGGCGGTCTAATTTTGTTGGAGTAGCCACATGGCTGACGTCAAGATTTCTGCCCTTCCTGCTGCGACTACGCCCCTTGCAGGGACGGAGGTGTTGCCGATTGTGCAGAGCGGTACGACTGACCAAGTCAGCGTCGCCAATCTGACCGCTGGCCGCACGGTCAATGGCGCGGCGTTTACTGCCTCCGGTACGGTTTCTGGCGCTACGGTTACCGCGTCTGGCACCGTGTCTGGCGCCACCGTCTCCGGCACCACCGTGAACGTAGGGGCCGGAACCGTTTCCGCGCCGTCTATCTCGCCCACGGGCGACAGCAACACGGGCATCTTCTTTCCTGCGGCCGACACCATCGCTTTCGCAGAGGGCGGCGTTGAGGCGCTGCGCCTCGACAGCACCGGCAACGCGACATTCACCGGCACCGCCGTGATGTCCAGCAGCTTCCAGCGAAACCGGCTGATCAACGGCAATATGTACATCGCCCAGCGGGCAACGTCGGCCACCGTGACGGCTGGTACGGGCGTGCCTACGGCCAGCACAGGCTACCCCTGCGTGGACCGCTTCTTCATCTACAGCACGGGGGCAAACGTCACGGCAGCACAGGTGTCGGGCGCCGGGGCGAACCGCAACCTGCTTCGCATCACGGGCGCTGCGTCTGTTACGGCGGTCGGTATCGG